GGAGGACACGAAGCACGCAATGAAAAGCGTCAAGCAACGGATAGAGGAAATCCAGAAGCAGATTGGTCCGAAAATTCGCGACAAGATGATCGCGGAGAATCGGCGTGGCTATCGCCAGGGCATCAAGGATGCCGCCAGCTTCGCCGGGACATGGGATCAGCAGATCACAGGGACTGAGTTCAAGTTCAAGGATCTGATTCTACTGAAGTTCAATCTGCTCGGCAAGCGGAAGCCGCGACGAAAGGTAATGCAGCTCCGCACACTCAGGGAGAAAGCCGAAGCCATGGGAGCGCAGTCGTTGCTGGGACTCATGAAGTCACCGGCAGCCGAGGCTCGGGTCAAGGCGATCACGGCAAAGGATGACGAATATCTCAAAGGGATCATGAAGAAGAGGAGATCAAGATGATACGACGCATCAACTGGATCATCGGCATTCTAGCCGCGGTGGTGTTCGTCGGCATGCTCGCCAGCATGACAGCGGCACAGCCACGCCCCGTGCAGCTGTGGACGCTCTGGCAGACCGACGAACAGGGCGTGGCAATCAAGGCGATCTTGCGGTTCACGTCACTCGATGGCTGTATCGGCGCCTCATACCGCCACGGCTTGCATACAGGCGAGACCGCGACGTGTCTCCCCTACCAGCTCGGAGACTTTAGATGAACCGGCGTCTACTCGGCGGTGTGCTCAGTGTTGGTCTGGGATGTTTCAGTCTCGGTTTCATCAGCGGGTACAACGTCCCGAAGGTAAGTACGTTCGATGCAGAACCCAAGACGGTGTATCTTTCGTCAGTCAAGATGGTGCCAGGGATCTGTGTGCAGCCGACTTGGTTCGTCGAACGCTGGGAGCAACCCAACCCGATTCTCCGCCTGATGGAGGAGGGGGAGAAGCAGTGGCGGACCGAGCGGTGGTTCGATGATCACTGGGACACGACGATCTTGAGTGTCTACAAGCGCAGTGTCGGTGAGTATCGCGTCGTCACATGCCCGATCAAGCGGGCGCAGTGGCAGACTCAGAATCAGAACGTGCTGAGTCAAGATCCAAACAGACCTGGGAAGATTCCTGACCCACGTCTCGGTCAACATTCAGGATTTGGAGCCGGAACAGATGTTGTTCTGCCGACACTCCCGTTGTCAGGGATCATTATCAAGAAGGAGATGCGGTGAACGACACATGTGAGCACGAGTGGGTAGAGCAGCCGAGTGAACCACCGGTTGATGTCTGCCCATTCTGCAGGGAGACACAAGCGTGAACATCATTCTCAAGAAGGAGACCGCCGAGGGCATCGGATTCAAGGTGCTCAGTGTCTTTGGGGCGCGTGATCTCGGCTGGGGACTCAACGAGAAGCGAGAGATTGACCTTCAGGTGCTGAGTGCCAAGCGCTTGGAGGAACTGGCGACGCTGCTGAAGAAGTATACGCAGCTGCGGGGCGTGCAGACTGCGCTCCACAACATCAAGATCTGGCAGAAGGCGATGAAGGGTGACACCAATCAGGTCGCCCGCGATGCCTTCCAGATGTCGACGCTGATGAAGGCGACGATCAAGGATGTTCCAGGGCATCGACTGTACTATCAAGATGACGACCTGTGGTGGCCGTACTATCTCGACAACATCGAGTATTTTCCACGCCGGGAGAACAGCAACGGTGTGACGCCAGCACATATCGTGCTGGCGTTACTCTACGAGGAGTTCGGTGAACGGCACATCGAGAAGTTGCTGCTCTGGAATGCCGACCTCATCCATCGGACGCCGCTTGATGTCCTGGCTGGACGGAAGTACTTCATCGAGAGCGACGAGATCAGGGCTGAATACCTGGAGCAGCGGGCTCGTTACATCGAGCTGCAACCGAAGATTGGCGCACAGATGCATGTCTGGGGCATCGGCGTACCTGATCTCGATGAGCTCGGCGGTGATGATGAGAGTGGCTGGCACTGGCGGACGCCACCGAACGTAGTGATTGGTTCGCAGGAGGAACCAGGGCGGTGTATCATTGATGTCTTCTACGAGAACCCCAAGCGGCGTGATCGCGATGACAAGGTCTGGATCAGCCGTGATTATTGGTCGAAACAGGTTGTTTCGACCAAGGTGAGTGGGCATGATGACGTCGATGACGTCGATGATGATGAGACCGAGGGTGAGGATCTTCCACCTGTGATCTTGCCAATAGGTGACATTGAGATCCCGGTCCATCTCAATCTCGCCATGTACGATCTGAAGAAGCACGTCAGGCTCCGCGTGCATGTGCAGAACGTAGAGCCACACATCTACGATACGAAGCTGGCCGACAAGCTGGTGCTCAAGGATGAGTTGAAGCAACTTGTCGGCTTGCTCATCGAGCACAAGAGTGGGGCGTTCCAGGACATCGTCGGTGGCAAGGCTGGGGGCGCTGTGATTCTGCTCTGCGGCAAGCCTGGGACCGGCAAAACTCTGACAGCTGAGGTCTACGCCGAGGCCGAGCAGCGGGCACTCTACTCGGTACAGTGCTCGCAACTTGGGATCACACCGCAGGATCTCGAGAAGGAACTGATGAAGTGCTTCGTCAGGAATAGCCGCTGGAACAGCGTGATGCTCCTCGACGAAGCCGACGTCTACGTCCGTCAGCGTGGTGATGATCTCAACCAGAACGCGATCGTTGGTGTCTTCCTCCGAGTCCTGGAGTATCAGGCGGCAGTGCTGTTCCTAACCACTAACAGGGCTGACGATGTCGATGATGCGATCGCCTCACGCTGCATCGCGAAGCTGGGGTATGAGTATCCGAACGAGGTGGATCAGCACAAGATCTGGCAGATCCTCGCGGACATGAGCAAGATGAAGCTCTCGCTTGATGAGCGGAAACAGATCGTCGGCAAGTGCTCCAATGATGGGCTGAAGCTCTCTGGACGGGACATCAAGAACTTGCTGAAGCTTGGTGGGCTGATGGCCAAGGGTGGACCGATCACGGCGAAGATCATCGACTACGTCAAGCAATTCAAACCCACTTCATGAAATTCAAAGCATAGGAGAAGGTTGATGCCTCAGATCACGGTAACAGTATCAGGGCTGGTGGGCTCAGGGAAATCGACAGTGGCGTTGATACTCATCAAGGCACTGCGTGAGGCTGGAATCCTCACAACGCTCGCAGACGACGAGAGCCTCACAAAAGAACAGCAGTACTTCAGGCAGGAGGCGCTGGTGTCGAAGTTGGATGTAGTTGTACAGACGCGTCAGATTGCCCGTGGAGGTGATCAGTGACGATTCACTACAAGGAAGGGGATCCAATCGAGAAGCTGTACCTGGAGGTTCGGCTGAAGTCCGACATTGTGGCCGGAGATCTCGGCGGTGTAATTCTGCCGATCGAGACAAAGACAGTCTTTATCCCGACACCGGTGGAGATGCAGAAGGCTGGGCAGGCGGCGGTCGATGAGTTGACCTACCAGATCAGTCAGCGGAAGTGAACAGGGGCAGTGTGACAAAAAAGTCCTGTGCTCTATCCTTTTTTTATGGACAAGTGACTGTCCACAATCTAGGATGATGTTGCATCTAACTTTCAAGGGGAGGAAACACGATGACAGAAGATGTAGGACCAAAGACGCGGCGTCAACCGAACAAGTCGGAGATCACAGCTGCTCGTCTGCAGTTCATCAAGGTACTTGCTGGGCGCAAGCGGAAGTTCAACGCTCCTGTCTTGCAGAAGCTTGGAGCGGTGAATAACTTCGACAATCAGACGGCAATCTCTTGGATTCACCTGATTGCCAAGGCTGGAGTCTGTAAGCGTCTAAATCACCGCAATTGGATCATGCTGTTACGGCCGAAAGAAGAGCAGATGTCGATGATGGGCAAGGCACTTGGCGTTGCTACCTATACGACGCCGACCGAGACGCCGGTAGAGATCCGCCGTCGCTTGCTCGCTGAGAGCAATTCAAGAATCAAGGAGGCTGTCGACGCTGTTCATGCTGATGCCGACAAGAAAAAGGAAGCAATCAAAAAGATTCAGAACATTGCCCGGGTTAACACTGATGCCTTGAAGTACAAGCGACTTGTCAGCCTGGTTGGACTCGAGACGATCAACAGCATCCTTGGTGAGTGAACATCCTGGGTGTCCACTTTGTTCTGGACATCGCTGACGCCGGTGATGTAGAGTGATGTTGTTAGACCAGGTGAACGTGGGCATCTGGGCTGAACATACAGAGAGGGGGTGGGGGCAATCCCACATACAGTACTTGATACGGAAATGCGGCGACACCGCGTCATGTTCATCAAGAAGGTGTTGACCCGGAACAAGTGGAACATGACCAAGACCGCGAAGGATCTGCGGATGCGGCGGAGTCAGTTGTATCATGTCATCACGCATGACAAGCAGCTCACCAAGATCTGGCGCAGTGGCCGCACGCGAGCCCTGCAACGGCTGCATCGAAAGGTATGGCGAGAATCCCGGCGTGGCTCAATGACATCGCGGAAAAGTACGTTCAAGAAATAGTCGCAGGCGTCACCGGCCGGGTCACCTACAAGGACGCATGGCTGGAATCGGACTGCATCATCGTCCCGACGCAGAACATCAGCAGCAACATGGAGGGCTGGCAGGCGTGGAAGCTCCCGGTCGTCATCAACAAGAAGGGATACAAGTACGGCGTCCCAGTCGAGACGGTGATCGGCGAGCCGAGTGTCTATGCCTTCACGCAGTGGGCGAAGGATCAGGCAGCGGAGACGCTTCGGGATCTGCTCGCCACCCGGGGCATCACGGCGACAGGGGATCTCGTCTCGATTCTCGCTTACCGGCTGGCCTACGAGTACGAGAAGGTGACACTGACCAAGACCGGGCAGTACGTGGAGACGACAGTGCGGCGGGATCACATCGCCGCCCTCGACACGCTGCTCAACACTGAAGGGAGGGGGAAACACCCAAACGAACTGGCGATCGTTCTGATCAGAGAGGCGCTCAAGACAGGGAAGCGGCTTCAATCACTCCACACAATAGGAGCTAACGACATGAAGGACGAGTCACCGAGCGAGATCCGCAAGCGGTTGCTCGCGGAGAAGGAGACGCAAGAGAAGGCCAAGCCAGCCGAGGCAAAGAAGAAAGACGCCAAGGTGGAGCCCGAGAAGAAGAAGAGCGGCAAGGTGGCGGCCGAGTCCGACGCTATCAAGAAGGGCAAGGGTGGCAAGACGGTTGTCACCCCGGAGCCCGATCCGGAACCAGTAACCACCAACGACACGGAGAAGGAGACCGAGGACATGAGCAAGAAGAAGGGCGCGAAGAAGGCGGGCAGCAAGAAGGCGGTGACTCCCAAGGCGGCCAAGACCGGCAAGGGCGGGCTGACCGACGCGAAGAAGGAGATCCCGCTCGGCAGCATCGTCAAGTACATCGGCGATCGGAACCCCAAGCTGAAGGGCAAGACCGGTGAGGTCCTGCGCTACAGCGGCCCCAACGGCGTCGCCATCAAGTACAAGGATGGCCTGGTCGGGACGGCATCCCCGACCGCGCTGGAGATGGTCACCAAGGGCAAGAGCAAGTAGGGCACGACGAAGCGGGGGCGGCTTGTACTCAGCGCCCCCGCACTCGTTGCATGTATGGCTGAGAAGGTCGAGGTCATCGTAGGATCGATCCGGAGTCGCATCCCTGATCTCTCCCCTGAGTTGAAGTCGATGCTTTACGACGCCATGGCGATTCCGATCAAGGGCGCCCGGTTCTCTCCTCAGGTCAGGCAGGGGTTGTGGGACGGTAAGATCAGATTCTTCGGGATCAACGGCGGGTTTGCTACTGGGCTACTCGATCACGTCCAGGCGTTGCTGAATGACAGCGGGATTGAGCTGGATCCAGTCGACGACCGACGAGTGATCATTCCTACACCGCGCATCCCTGAGCTTCCTCCGCTCATCGGCATCACGGAAGATGCGAACAGAGACTATCAAGGACACATCGTCGATGAGAGTCTGTTCAAGCGGCGTGGGATCATTCTCGCGGCGGTCAACGCGGGTAAGTCGATCATCGCAATGGAGATCATCCGACGGCTGAGGGTGAACACGCTCTACATCGTCCCGACCAAGGAGCTGTTCAGGCAGTTCACGGCGGACGTCAAGCAGATGCTGCCGGGCATGTCTGTCGGCGAGATCCGTGATGAGGGGACATTCAAGCCAGCGCTGCTGACGATCGGGATGGTCCAGAGCATTGTCAAGCGGATCGATGCCGCTCACGACGGACCAGACCCCAGGCATGATCCGTTCCTGCGCTGGCTCCGTGATGACGTCGAGATGGTGATGGTCGATGAGGGGCATCACTTCAAGGGGAAGAAGTGGGGGCAGGTCTTCACCGAGGCCAAGCGGGCGCTGTATAAGTACGCGCTCTCAGCGACGCCACTGGGTGGGGACAAGGTGAAGGACATGACCTTGATCGGCTTCACCGGGTCGGTCCTGAAGAGCAGTGTCACCACACAGGAATTGGTCAAGCGTGGACTCTCGGTGCCGACCACCGTCAGGATGATCAGCTACGAGAAGACCCCAGACGCACTGGAACACATCTCGACATCAGGATTCTTCACGCCTGGTGGCCTGTACGAGCGCGGGATCTGTGACTATCCACCACGAGCGACGGCGATGTATCAGACCATCAAGGCGCACTGTGAGGCTGGGGAGCGTGTCTTGATCTTCGTCGATCGTGTTGATCATGGGGATTTCCTCGAGTATCTTGGGAAGAGCATGGCTGGCACGGCGGTGTGGAGCCCGCAGTTCCTGCATGGTGAGCAGCCGATGTTCAAGCGGCTCGCGATCCTCCATCGGTTTGTCAAGGCTGAACGCCCGCTACTCATCACCACCGTACTCAAGGAAGGCGTGAACATCCCGGAGATCGATGTTATCGTCAACGCCTGTGGGATGGAGAGTCCGACCAAGGCCAAGCAGCAGGCTGGACGCAATGCCCGGACCAGGGAGGGCAAGGTGCAATCGATCATCTACGACTTCCTGGATGCCACGCACGAACGCTTGCTGGATCACAGTGCTGGACGCCTGAAAGCGTATCGGTCCGAAGGCTACAAGATCGAGCTCATCAAGTGTTATCAAGGATGAAAAAAGACTGAGTTGCCCGATGCGGTCTCAATCTCCCCCCGTATATCCATATAGCCCCCCTCTTAAGTCTTTCTCTTCTCGCTCGCTAAAGCGAGCGGCGCAGTGATGAAAACGAAGAAGCCCGCTGGCGCGGGCAGCGACCTTCGGTCGCCGCTTGGACAACTGACACAGGAGGAACATCAATGGCACGACGCATCAAGCGTGATTTCTTCACGAACGATCGTGGCTTCACCTGCTTCATCAAACTCGAGGATACGTACGGGGCTGACATCAGCGTGGTCGAAAGCAGCTCTGATCCACTCGACAAGGTCTGGATCTTCATCAAAGGTGGCGTGCTGCGGGACAATGCCACTGGATCATCGGCTCATCTCAACGTCAAGCAGGCGACAGAGATTCGTGATGGGCTGACGCGATGGCTGAAGAAGCAGGGCACACGATGATCATCGGATTCACGGGCACTCGCGAAGGGATGACGAGTAATCAGAAGGAAGAACTCTTCGCGCAACTCGGGAAGGTGATGTTCGGCATGCGCCCGAGCAGACAGGGGTGGCATGTCTTTCACCATGGTGACTGTATCGGGGCTGATGATGAAGCCGCCCGCATGGCGCACACTCTCGGATTCATTGTAGTCTCGCATCCATCGGATCTCATCAAGCAGCGTGCCTACTCCCCGTCACACTTCGTCTGTGATCCACGTCCACCGCTGAAGCGCAACGAGGACATCGTCATGGTGAGTGAGCTCATCTTTGCCTGTCCGAAGACGATCGGCGAAGACATTCGATCTGGAACGTGGGCGACGATTCGCTTCGCGAAGAAGCAGTTGAATCCGATGACGAGTCCGCTGCGCATGCTTCACGTCATCAATCCATGACCGACTTCAAGATTCGCATGGATCCGTCGAAGCTTGACATCGGGTTACTTGAACTTGGACTCGATGATGATGCGGAAGTGCTGTTGCGCACAGCGGCTGATCATGTCATTGTCTCAGCGTCACAGTATCACAACGACTTCAGGCTTGAATCATCGCCGGATGGTTCGTTCATTCGGTGTCTGATCTGCAAGAAGTGCATGCCGCTTCTGTAGTTCATCTTCCTAGGCTGTCCAGAAAAATAAAAATTCACCCAAAAGAAAGTGTTTCACATGGTCTCAACACCAGGGTAGAGTGCCTCACATGGCTTTCCCATCCAGGGTGAGGCAGCGCAGCGGGGCGTCGGCAGGCGAGACTCTGACGGCGTCCTCCCACGACCTGCTCTGGCTTGCTCTGCGGTGGGAGGCCTACATCCAAGGGAAGCTCAACGCTCGCATGAGCGTTGTCGACCACAGATCACAAGAGATCAAATCGAAATACGTCAAGACGTTTCAGAAGCTGGATGCCCACCTGCGAACATCGAACACCTCTGCGAACGAATACTACAGCCTGCTCTGCACGCGTTTCCGCGAGCATCAGACTGCGATTCGTCCGTACACGCGGAATCTTGGTGGGAAATTCTACAACACCATCGTCGAGGAACAACGGGTCAAGAGGAGTGCCCGCTTCGGGGGTCGCCCCGATCAACCGCGCCAGACATACCTAGACCTCCCCACTCGCAGCGCTGGATACACGCCACCTCGTCTCGCGCTGGATACCGTCCGCCTCGCCAAGTATCGGCGGCAGTATCACTGGTTTGAATGGGGCCGCTTCTGGGTGCTCTTTGCTCATGAGTTTTCCGGGACATTCCTCTACTTCACCTCGTCGTACCGTGATCTCCCACGGACCCTGCAACAGTTGAGTACCGAGCAGCGGCGTGAGTGGGTGAGCCTGGATGGGGATCAGAAGCTAGTGGATCGGACTCGTGAGCATTATCGTGTGTTCAGGCATCGCGTGGGAGTCATCGCATGGCATCAGACACACGGGCAGAGTCTCGAGTCGCTCGCCGAACAGATCCAGAACTCACCACCCTCGCCCCGGCACTCGACCGGGTAAGCTATCCGTTTTCGAAGTCGTATCAGCAGAAACTGCTTGCAGTTCTGCTGAACGACCGTACGGCGATGGCCCGCTACGCTGGGGTCATTCGCGCTTCGCATTTCACGACGCCCCTGTACCGCGACATGGCTGGGCTCCTGCTCCGGTGTTGGAAAGACATGGGCGTAGTGCCGAGCATCGACGCGATCGAAGTCGAGGTCAGGAAAGAGATCAAGCGGCGTGGGACGCGCTTGCCTCCAGATGTCGCTGAGGCCTGGGTGAGTCTCATTGAAGAGCTGGCGCGGACTAAGGTGCACGATGCGAAGCTGATCACGAACCAGGTCAAAGAGTGGGTGCAGGATCGGGCGGTCGATGCGATGCTCGTGGAGCTGGGCTCTATCAGAGATCTTGCCGAGCGGACTGGGGAGCGGCAATATCAACGCTTCGACCAGGTGATGCGAGAATTCAAGCAGATCGGCGTGTCAAACGGGCACAACATCATCCGCTACTTCGAAGAATCCCAGCAGCGGATGTCCCAACTCTTCCTCGATGAGGCGCAGTACGGACTTCGCATTCCACTGCTCCTCGCATCCATTGATCATCTCACTGATGGTGGGCCACTTCGTCGTGACATGGTTGTGTGGGCTGCCCCGACTGGCCGAGGGAAAACCTACGCGCTGGTGTGGGTGACCAAGACTGCGCTGTATCAGGGCAAGAAGGTGCTGTTCATCACGTGTGAGATGACCAAGCAGGCGATTGCGCGTCGCGTCGATCGCTGTGTCACCCATTTCACTCGGAACGACATGCTCGATGATCCGACGCTGACGATGGAACGACTCCGGGCGCTCCAGATCTACGCCGGGGAGTTGATCATCATCGAGATGATGGGCAAACAGGCGACGGTCGAGAACATTCAGGCCGAGCTGGAGCGGCTCAACGCTGAAGAGGGTTTTCAACCTGATGTGATCCTGGTGGACTACCCAGGCCGGATGCACGGGGTGCAACGCTACCAGGAGCGAGAGAAGCGACACGAGCTGGCGAACATCTACAGCGACCTCCAAATCATCGGCCGTGAGTATGACGCGGTGATGCACGTTCCGATGCAGACGAACAAGGGTGCGTTCAAGAAGCCGGTCATTTCAGTGACGGATCTTGCGGAGTGCTACGAGGTGGCATGGATGACAGAGCTGATGTTCACGCTCTGTCAGACTCCCGAGGAAGAGGAAGAAGATCTGATGCGGATCTACATCGCCAAGAACCGGGAGGGCACGGCACACTTCGCGGCGCCATTCAAGTTCGACAAGAAGACAGGAAACTTCTCTCGGGCTGGTGAAGCGGTGCTGCAGGCTGACTGGACTGGATTCAAGCGTACTGAAGAGAAGGACGAGAAAGAGGAGAGGCCCGATGAGCGGAAACGCTCAGCCTCCGGCTAGCACATGATCTACGTCGACTTGGATGGTGTGCTCGCCGACTTCGATGCTCGGGCAACACTTTTGTTCGGTAAGCATCCGCGACAAGCCGAACGTGAAGATGGTTCAGAGTGGTTCTGGCAGACCATCGCGAAAGAACATTATTTTTACTTGACGCTTCCGCGAATGGCTGATGCGTCGCTACTCTGGGATGGGGTCTTGTTCTTCGAACCAAAGCCCATCATTCTCACTGGCGTACCGAGCAGCATGCCGTGGGCGGCAGATCACAAGAAGGCGTGGTGCGCGGATCAATTCCCTGGTACGCAAGTGATTACATGTTTCAGTCGTGATAAGGCGAAGTACTGTAAGCCCCGCGACATTCTAATCGATGACTGGGAGAAGTACAAGGATCTTTGGGAGCAAGCTGGTGGTCGTTTCATCACCCATACGTCGGCTCAGCGATCCCTCGATGAGTTGCGGTCCTATGGCGTTTGATCTGGAGCGCTATGTATTCGAGTCATTTCCTCGGATCAACAAGTCTGGGGATGAGCGAGCCGTAGACTGTATCTGGTGTGGCAAGCGTGGGAAGCTCTACATCAACGTGAAGAAGTACAGATTCTTCTGCTTCAGGTGTGGAGCTGGTAAGGGTGCCCGCATTGTGGATTTCCTCCGCGATCACCGTGGGATCTCAGAAGCTGAGGCCTGGGAGATCTTACAGAACGGGCGCTGGGCTCAGTACTCGACCACGTCCTATGAGGAACACTACGAGCAGCAGATTCGTCAGCCCAGGGCAACGGTGCTCCCTGAGGAATATGAAGCGATCTATCCGGTAGGTGATCTCGACGACTACGTCCTGGGGATGCGGGCGGTGAAATACCTCAGGGAGCGTGGGCTCACTGACGCGGATTTCCTCATGTACAGGATTGGGTTCTGTGCAGGTGGTCGTTACGCGCGCCGCATCATCATTCCAGTGGTACGGAAGAAAGAGATCGTCTACTTCATGGCCCGTCTTTTCATGGGGGCGGGGAAGCGGTACATGAATCCGGCGGGCGATGAAGTCGTGGAGAACAGTTCTAGACTCCTCTTCAACTGGGATCAGGCGAAGATGGCCAAGACTCTGAAGATCACCGAGGGTGTGTTCGATGCCATCGCGCTTGGTGATGAAGCGACATCATTGTTCGGCAAACAGGTGCATGATGCACAGCACCGCTTGCTGGAGACCGGGAAGTTCGAAGCGATCGAAGTCTGGTTGGATCCTGACGCCATCGATGATGCGCAGGAGATCGCGCATGACCTCCGTGATTATCAAGTTCCGATCACCATCTGCCGTCTGTCCCATGGTGATCCTGGGGATCTTCGTCGTGAAGACATCCCAGTCACTCGAATCGAAGCGACAGGCTGGGCCGACCACTTCCGTCGGCGATTTCATCTAGAGGCATCCAATGAACAGGCTGGATCGAATCCTCGAGAAACAACAGGGCGTGATCGTGGGGATGGCCCGTCGCTACGCGCGTCTGAGTTGGGGCGCCCGCGCCCTTGACTTTGACGACTATCTCCAGGAAGCCCGCCTTGTCGCAGTGAAAGTCTACCGGCGGCATGCCCGTCGGGTGACTGATGAAGCCCTTTGCATGATGATCAGCAAGGGTGTTCTCTTCCGGTTGCGCAAGGTCTGGGCGTTGGAGTTGAAGCGCTGTAGTCGATTCACTGATCTGAGCGAGTCGCACCTGGGACGTCTCATCGCTGAGGACATCGGCTATGGTCTCTTTTTCCACTATGTCCTCGATGAGGCGATGAATCTGCTCACCGGGATTCAGCGTGAGATGTTTGAAATCCTGACGACACCAGAGCGCGATCCAGTGACGCTCGGGCTCTGCTTCGAGCTGTTCCGTCCCTGGCCGAACAAGCCGATTCAGCGGGCTGAATTTGTCTATCTCGCGCACTACTTCAACCTCTCCTACCGAGAAGTCGAGGAACACTTCGTGACGATGCGGGCGCAGGTGCTCCCGCTCCTGGAGAAAGTCGCATGACGCGCATTGCGTTCCTTCCTTTCTTCAGTCAACAAGATAAGCAGAGCGGGAAATTTCTCCTGCACTCCTGTGTTGCCACCAAGCACATCATGTTTATGGCGCGCAAGATTCACGAGGAATTGGGCTGGAAGATCCGGCTACTGGTGCCGCCGCTCAAGGATTGCCAGACGCTTCCGGATTGGGATGGGACAGGTGACATGTTCGATGTTCATGAAGCGCCGATCCCACCGGAGAACATGGCGCAGAGACTCGAGTGGTATCCACATCGATGGTCGACGCTGTTCAAGGATGTTGATATTCTTTTCACCTCGCACGAGTTGATCGGCTGGGCGATCAAGGGTGCTTATCCGAAGATGAAGGTGGTGCAGCAACACAACCTTTCTCCAGAGACAGCGTGGCCGTGGATGCGACCACTGTTCGATCTTAACTACAGTGCTGTGGATCTCCTGACTTGTCTGAGTCCTACGATGCAGCGATTTATTTGCAAGGAATCACTGCGGTCAGAGCGGGTCAGACTCTGGCCATTCGCCTGGAACGTCCAGCAGCTCAAAGATCCGACATGGTCGACGAAATGGGGCGTGCACCGTGACATCGATTTGCTTTTCGTTCTACGTGGGAGTGGCACCAACTACTCGCATCATGTCGAATTCATCACCGCGCTCAAGGTGCTCCGTGAGACTGGCTGGCAGGGGAAGGTCTACTTCCCGGATCAGACTCGGTACCTCACAGAGAATAAGTTGCTGGAGGGCATCGATAACGTCTACGTACAGGAGGGGACGAACAAGAATCTGGGTGCATATACGCAACTGCTCAGGCGTAGCAAGGCCGTGATCGGACTCTGTGATAACGGGTTCGGTGGAGAGAGCATTCGTGAGGCCATCGCCTGTGGCGCCTTCCCGATCTTATTCAATTGCGATGGGTACACGGATCTTGTCGGGAATGACTGGCCAGGATTGCTGCGGAGTCTAGATCCCATGCATATCGCCGGGTTCATTCAGGGCGTCTTCGATGCCGGACTCTACAAGCGGGCGACGAAGGAACAGCTCATTCACTTGACGCAGAACATGAATGCTGGGGAGTATCAAGAAGTCTGGGCGCGGAACATCAAACCAGATCTGTTGCATCTATTGGAAGGATGAGCAGTGCAAAAGACAACGGTGATTCTCACGATTCGTCGGGAAATTCAAGGCGTGCACTCGGAGACAGAAGCACGGGAGCAGCGAAACGTCTGGGAGAGATACTTACAGATGCAGGGCTGGGTTGTCGATGGCAAGGAGTTGTACACGGAGGAGATCGGTGCCTGATCAGGTCCCAGTGAAGATGAATTTCAAGCCGTGGTTCCATGTTCTGACTATGACTGATCCGTCGGGCAAGGAAGTACCGATGATCATGTTGTCATGGGATGAAGCGAAGCTGTTGATAGATCTCTTTACGCCACCACTTGGGAAGTACTGCCCGTTTCCACGTGCGACCTGTCTCCCATGCGGACTCCGTGATGAGCTGACTGCGATGATCAAGGAGCGTGGGCCGAAATGATTTTTGCTTTAGAGGGGCCCGATGGGTGTGGCAAGACGACACTCTATCGACGCCTTCGTCAACTTCTCACGTTCGACAACATGCGATTCGTGAACTGGGGTCCGTTCGATCGAGAGCTATGGGAACAGATCAGCAAGCTTGAGCAGCGTGATCTGGCCCTGTTCACATCAATGTACGATCGAGCGAGCACTTACATCTGCGATCGCTTCTGCGTCGTGACCGGACCGATCTACGCTCAAGTCTATAACCGCCCGATCCCACGGTACCGAGGGCCATGGGAGCTGGGCGGACTTGTCGTGTGTTACTTGCGTGTTCCACAACCTGTGGCACTGCAGCGGATGAGTGAGCGTGGTGATATGCACGTCATCACAGAGCGGCATGTGCAGATTCATGAGGCCTACGAGCAGTGGTCACATGGACTTTCCACGCATGAGTATCAGACGCACATCCTTGATGGGACACGGACAATTGATGCATTGGTTGTTGACTTTCAACGGATCATGAGACATCATGGGCTTAGAGTCACTTACACTTAACGAGGTCATTCGCAAATGCGACCACTGCCTGCTCCGGGCAAGTAAGGGGCTGGGCATTGGGAACCCACAGGCGAAAATGCTATTGCTTGCGCAGAATCCAGGGAATGTGGTGCCGCAGAATCCTAAGCGTATTCCGTTTGAGCTTCACCTTTGGGATGATGAGCAGACGACTAAGGGGAGCGAGATTCTGCGTAGCACGATGATCAACGCTGGATTCACGCTTGATGATTTTTACGTGACTAACGCGATGAAATGTGAAGGGAAGGTGCAGGACGATTACATCGCGAACTGTGCGGACTGGCTCGAGGCTGAGTTGGTGAGTCTCCCCAATCTCAAGATGATCGTCGCGCTTGGGCGCATTGCTGGGCAGCGGATCGGACTCATCGAACCGTTTCGCGTCAAGTGGTATCACTCACGCTTGCATGATGAGACGAAGGCGCAGAGACGATGGATCAGTACGTACGTCAATCATCCAGCGGCACTGCTCTATCCAGATGGGATTTCACGCTACGCGTACGAGAATCAGTGGGCGTTTGTCAGAGCCGTCTACAGACGCCTCAGTGCCGGAGAAGGAATCAAGGTGCCGCGATGAGTCGTTGTACAGCGTGCGACTGCCATAAGACTGCAAAGCAGGTCGTGTTCGGAGAGGGACCACCAAAGGCGCGGATCATGTCTGTGGCTGAAGCGCCTGGGCTGAACGAGGATAAAGCTGGCCGTCCGATGCTCGGGAAGGCTGGCGTCCTGTTCGATCAGATGTTGGAAGAGGCCGGATTCTCGCGGGCGCAGATGTACGTCACCAATGCGGTCAAGTGCTTTCCTGGGTACGATGAGAAGGGCAACATCGGGAAGCCGTCCAAAGAGTCGGTCGATATCTGTGTCAACAAGTGGTTGAAGCGGGAAATCGAGCTGGTCAACCCACGTGTCATTCTCGCCTGGGGTCTCTACGCGGTGCGGGCACTCTTGGATCTCAACGCCCCGATGAAGGAGTTGCTTGGGCGTGAGATTGAGAAGGATGGTCGCATTATCATCCCGCTCTACCATCCGGCACATTTCCTCTACAACCCGCAGGACATGACCACGCGCCGGAAGGTCATGGACCAACTCCAGCGTGCACTGGTCCTGATCGGCGCGAGCGTGACCGGGACGTACATTGATACAGCCAAGGTCGAGCATCATCAGGAAGACAAGAGCGTCATCGCCGCCTTGGAGTCCAAGTCAGGCGTGTTCTCGCGGAATCCCTGGAATGACAATCAAGAGTACAGCACGGCGTGGTCGGATGGGCCGAACGTCGTGCTAGTCTCCTCGAACAAGAACGGGCATAAGAGCGAAGAAGTGGTGCGGTCTGGAATCGATTTTGATTGGTACTTCTATCTTAGGACCAAGGATGCTATCAGACTCGGGACGAAGTTCTGGTCCTACTGGATGGGACAGAAAGCGGTGCATCGTCTCGAACCGGATGAAGTGAATCCGGAATGGACCAAGGTCTTTTCAGTCCGTCATGTCATTCGGACGGCAGCCTTGCGCGAACATCTTCTCGAGAGCTATCTCACGCTGTGGGACGACAACATTCTGAAGAAGTACCCCAAGGATCAGCTGCTCAGAGATCTCCTTGATGATATCGAGAAGGAGGGGGTCAAGCACTACGAGGCGGATCTCACGCCATCACGACGATTCCTTACCGACTTCGACATCAAGATTCAGTCGTCATACGACGAGATGTACGTGGACATTGAGACCGACGACACGAAGCCGTTGATCGACCGCCGTGATCTGGCCGAGCGTCGAATCCTCTCCATCGCCTGGGAGTGCCACTGGCGGGACAAGACGCGTGAGCCGGAGAAAGGATTCCTCCTCCTCGAGAAGGAGAATGACCGGAGCGAGAAAATGATGTTGATCAAGTTTGCCCGCCGCATGGCGGAGATCGACATCATGTACGCCTGGAACGGAAACAACTTTGACTTCCCGATTCTCCGGCAGCGGATGCGGATGCATGGCGTACAGGCTCGGTGGGATTACGTCCATACGATCGATCTGCTCAGGACCTGGAAGCGGTACTTCCAGCGCGGGGCGACGGCAAATACTAGCTTCTCCCTCCAGGCGATCGCGTCACATCAGCTCAAGACCGGGAAGCTTGACTGGCGGCTGAAATGCAAGGAACGTGGGCTCAACGTCGTTCGATTCCTCGAGCTGTACCGGCAGGCGCCAGACATCCTAGAGGAATACAACAGATTCGATGTTCACCTGCTTGTCGAGCTGGAGAAGTTTACCGGGTTTGCGAAGATTGACCAGGTCTTCTCACGCATCGGAAACTGCTTTGCGCGGGACTATCACATTACGACCAAGATTGATTCCCTGCTGCTCAAGCGAGGTAAGCAGGTGGGGATGCACTTTCCGACTAAGAAAGTGCGGATTATGCAGGAAGGCGGCAAGGTCGATTTCAAGAAGCGTGAGTATGGCGTAGAAGGGAGTATGTACGAAGGGGCGTACGTGCTCGATCCTAAGATTGGGATTTTCGAAGATGTCGCCGCAGTCGACTTCAAGAGTCTATATCCATCGGTTATGCTCGCCTGGAACATCAGCCCGGAGACATATATCACTGATGAGCAAGCCAAGCTGCTCGATCCCCGTGACTACGTTACAGCGCCGACAGGGACGAAGTTCCTTACGTCACGCAAGGGATTCATACCGGAGATCTTCCAGGATACGGGTGAGAAGCGGAAGGTTTATCAGAAGCTACAGCAGGATCAAGAGGTCGGCTCGGATCTGTTCCTGCTCTACTACAGACTGGCTTACTCCTTCAAGCGGTTGGGCCTCTCGTTCTACGGTGACATGGGCAACGTTGAGAGTCGCTATTTCAATCCAAAGGTGGCTGAGGCAGTTACGCTCGGCGGGCAGTACATTCTCAAGCAGGCGATCGACTACGCGAAGCTGCAGGGACTCGAACCACTGGCCGGTGATACGGACTCGATGTACATCAAACTTCCTGCTGATGATGGGGCCGGGTTCGTCAAAGGTTGTAATGAGTATCTGAAAAAGCATCTTAACGAGAAGTTTGGCATCCCAGAGTCGCGATTCCTCGTTGAGCTCGAGTACGAGAACTATTTCAGCCGTATGTTCTTTGTTCGCAAAAAGCGCTACGCAGGCTTGATGACAATGTACAAGGGCAAGAAGGCGAGCTTCACTGAAGTCAAGGGACTCGAGTGCATGCGGTCGGATGGGATCGAGTACGCCCGAGACATGCAGCGGACTGTGATCGAGATGATTGTCAGACAGAAGGTGAACAAGAAACACCTGGTAGATTTTCTTATGTCAGAGCGTGAGAAGGTCCTGAACGGCGAACTCCCGGTTGAGCAGATCACGATAACAAAAGGGATTGCCCGAGCGATCGAGAGCTACAAGGCCAAGCAGGTCCACGTTGAAATCGCCCGAGCATTCAGGGATGGGGGTGGGGAGTTCTACATCGGTATGAAGGTCCCTTATATCGTCATCGGGCAGAAGCCGAAGCTGCAGGCGATTCACGCCGATGATTTCAAGGGTGAGTACGATCACAACTACTACTGGACCAAGCTGATCTTCCCACCGTCATATCGGATCTTGGTGGCATGCTACCCAGAGACAGAGTGGGAGCTGATGGTGCCTGGGCTGACAGACAAACAGCGTGCGAAGCTCCGGGAGAATACGATCAAGCGCAACAAGGGCGATGAAAAATCTGAGAAAGATGGAGATAACGATGACAGCAACGACGGGTAATGCACTGAAGACGCTCGATGATTACATCGACTATCAGGAGGGTTTTCAGGAGCGTGTGATTGCGCTGAAGTTTCCTGGGAAAGAAGTTCCTGAGGAGTTGACACCGGTCGAGCGTAATGACATGGTGATCAAGATGGTGCTGAGCGCGATTGGTGAGCTCATCGAATTCCTGGAGAAGGCAACCAACTACAAGGTGCACAAGCTGGATCGACCCATTGACATGGAGGCGGCGATCGAGGAATTCGTCGATGCGCAGAAGTACATCTGGAACATTCCCGTCTACATGCCGGAGATCCGGAGTAAGTTCAAAGAGATGTTCATTCGGAAGAGTGCCATTGTTGAGGAGCGCATGACACAGGAACAGCAGCGGCTCAGGGAGAGTCAGAGCGGAGGGGGTGAGCACGTATGAAACTGCGAGATCAGTTTGCCGAGTGGACAGTCACGACACCGAATGGCAAACCTTGGAAGATCAACTTCTACGATGACGTGGTGATCGATGAGCGAAACATCGATGTCGAACTCGCCGAGCATCCGGCGAAGTTCGCGCTCTGGGCGACTATGCACTCGGAGGCCAAGGATGCTGTGGCGGTCCTGAAGCTCAAGATGGATCGCCTGGAAGCTGACCTGGTCGACGAACACAAGAACAGTGTGGCTGCCGGGGAGAAAAAGCCGACCGACAAAGAGACAGCAGCGTATGTCGTCCGGCATCGAAAGTACCGCGAACTGGAAGACGACAAGCTGAAGCAGGATAAGGTCGTCGATCGGATGCAGGTTGCCCGCGATGCGATGACCCACCGCCGGGACATGCTTGTGGCGCTGGCCACCAACATTCGGCGGCAGTTGGATGTCGATCTCGCCCGCAAGGCCGGGAAGATCGCGGCAGCAGAGATCGATCGAGAGCGGGATTCACATGTAGTTCAACGCACACGAGAGAGGAGATAACACCGACATGGCACGTGATCGCGACAAAGAGGCGTATCACGCAGACCTTGGGACGATCGATCCCAAGATGATGGAATATTACAAGAAGGAGTTGATCGCCGCTAAGAGTCGATCGGGGCGGAAGGTCGACTTCTGGAAGGGCCCGAAGGAGGGCACGAGCTGGCTCAGGGTGCTGCCATCGCTCGACAAGAGCAAGCCTTGGTTCAAGTTCATCGGGCAGCACTGGGGCTTCGGCGACAACGGGAAGATTCCGGTGTACTGCCCGAAGCTCTGCATCGCGAAGGATGAGGAGTGTCCGATCTGCGATTTCGTCGACATCCTCAAGACGTCCAAGAAGGAGAAGGATCTGAAGTACGCCGAGGAGATCGTCGTCCAGCCGCGGTGGATGGCGCAGATTCTCGACAGGGATGAGGATGACGACAAGCCGGTGCTCTGGTCGTTCGGTACGATGATCTACCAGGGAGTCATGACCCTGATCACGGAGCAGTACCCGGACCTGCTCAAGGTCGACAAAGGGTACGACATCGGGGTCAAGCGGACCGGCAAGAAGATGAACGACACGAAGTATGAGATCTTCGCGGAACGGGATTCCTCAGTTGTCGCCGAGGGCGTTGTGGAGACCATGCTGGATCTGGACGACTACGTCAGTCGCCGGATTTTCAACCCGAAGGAGATGGACCGGATCATCGAAGGGGAGGACCCACTTGAGATTGCCAAGGAGCGTGGCGCGGATACCGAGGAGAAGGACGACAAGGATGACAAGTCTCGAGGTCGCGATCGTGACGATCGTGGTGCTCGTGATGATCGTGATCGCGGCAGTGCTCGCGGTGACCGGGACCGTGGCGATCGCGGAGAAACCGGTGAACGCGACGACCGTAGCCGTGGACGTGAGCGAGATCCAGAGCCGGAGCGTGAGTCTCGCCGTGGACGGGATGCTGAGCCGGAGAGATCAGGTCGGGATCGCGGCCGTGATGATCGGGATCGTGATGATCGCAGTCGGGATGAGCGGCCTCGTTCTGGGCGTGATCGCGATCGTGACCCGGAACCGGAGCGTGCTGATCGCGATCGGGAGCGTTCCAGTGACGATCGCGGGCGTGATCGTGATGGTGATCGGGGCCGTGGTAGTGCTGGTGATGCTGAGTCCGGACGCGACCGTGATTCACGAGGAGATCGAGATACCGACCGTGGTACCAGAGCGGGGCGTGGGCGGGGTGACGACTACGATGACGAGGCCGCCCGTGAGCTGGAGAAGTTGAGGGGCGACGCGAAGGGCAAGGGTAACAAAGAGGAGAAGGAACAGCGACGCAGACGGAGTCGGCGGTAAGGATACACTGGCGTGACCCAGTTGATACGCCCGCGGGAGCGGACACGAGTGACCGAAGCGCCGGTGCTTGAGGGTAGAACGTGGAGTGGGGCTGGGGCGTTCTCCTTCTCTAACGACACAGACGAGGGGGGTGAGTAGACATGGCGAAGAAGAAGCTGGCATTCGGTGGGTACGCGATCAACTTCAAGGGACGGAAGGAGACAGTGGAGTCAGTCATGGGCAGCACACCCGTGACGCCACCCGAGATGACCAAGAAGCTCTGGGCATTCGTGAAGGCGAACGGACTCTCGAACAAGGGCGCCTAGCGGCGGGTGGGCGAGCTGCCTAGACCATCAGGTAGCTCGCCCGGACCCAGGAGACCAGGATGAGAAAGCCGAAGGAGAAAGCAGAGGAACGACTGGATCCAGAGGAGTTGCATGTCTACAGCGACTACCTCAAGCATCACCCCAGAGTGGAATTCATCTCGACCGGTAATCATGCCATCGATCGGATCCTTGGTGGTGGGATTCCACTCGAGCGGATGGTGGAGATCTTCGGTCCGTACTCTGGGGGCAAGACACTCCTGATGTTGGAGATCATGGCTCAGGCATCGAAGTTGGGCGGGATGAATCTCCTCCAGGACATCGAACATGCGATGGATCACGGGAATGAAGAGCGACAGGGCTTCGCGCAACGGATCGGCGTCAATGCCGATCGACTGCGCTACAGCAGGCCGTTGACCGTGGAGAGCGCGTTCAGACAGCAGTTCGACTACGCGCATGACTTCAGGGTCAAGAACAAGAAAGACATTCTCGTGATCGGGATGGATTCACTCGCCGCGGCACCGACCGTGCACGAGATGAAGGAGCTGGACAAGGCGGACATGACAAAGGCCAAGGCCATTGGTGCATGGCTTCGCCGGATGACAGCACTGATTGGGAAGCAGCGGACTGCGCTACTCATCGTCAATCAGGTTCGTCACAAGGTCGGCGTAATGTTCGGGCCGACAGAGACAACGCCGGGTGGTGATGCCCCAGGATTTCATGCGAGTCAACGTATCCGGGTCGAGCATCGTGTACTGTATCAGGGTCACAACAAGCGATTCATCGAGAACGGCAAGACCGTGGCTCTGCGGATCGTTGTAGACTGTATCAAGAACAAGCTGTCACCGCCGTTCAGACGCTGCGAGGTTATCGTGAACTTCAACGATGGGATTCTCCCCTGGAGCGGGTATGCCGACCTGCTCGCGGATGAGGAGAAGATCGAGCGTGTCGATGACGGCAAGGCGTTCATGTACCAGGACAAGAAGTTCTTCTGGCATGAGATCGATGAGATAGTCGATCGCTTCCCTGAGCTGGTGCTCTGATGGCGCGAGCGAAGAACCTCAAAATCGCCGGGCGTCCGAAAACTAAGACCATCCAGCGAACCCCAGAATTTGAGGCCATGCTCAACGTGTGCCGGCGTGGTCGTGAGGAAAAGAATCTCACGCAGCGGCAGATCGGAGCGAAGATGGGGATGACCAGAGAAGCGGTCAACAACATCGAAGGCCGAACCAGGAACGTGGTGCTGCCGACGTTCGTCAAATACGCGGAGGCCTGCGGGTATAACATCACGATCGTGCCGAAGGAACAGTCGAGTCCTGATGAGCGGACGTACATCTACGTTGCCGGACCAATGCGGGCCCATCTTGAGAAGGGGATTCACGACGCTTGTAAGATCGGTGATGTGCTGCTGAAGGCGGGGATCATCCCGTTCCTCCCGCAGGTTCAAGCGCTCTGGAACATGATCACGCCGCATGAAAATGATGAGGAGATCTATCGCGTTAGGCTGCCGTTCGATTACGCCTGGATCGATAAGTGCCATGGCGTGCTCAGACTCCCAGGGATCTCAGCAGGGTCGGACAAGGAAGTGGTGTACACGAAATCCAAGGGGAAGCCGGTGTTCTACGCCGTTGATGAGGTGCTTGCCTTCGATGTCGAGCGACGACACCAGCGTACCGCCTAAGATCACGACGTTGGTGATCGACGGAAAAAATATGGCGATGCGGAGCTGGTATGCGTTCCGTGGACAACTCTCCGTAGAGGGGCTTGGTTCGACCAGCCTCATTCATGGGAGTCTCGCGGAACTGTTCCGGTACGTCGCGAAATATCGACCAGAGCGGACGATCATCACGTGGGATCAGAAGTCGGTGTTCAGGCGGAAGCTCTGGGCTGGGTACAAGAATCGGGTGAGTCGACTTGATGATCAAGCATTCAGTGACCTGAACTACCAGATGAAGATTTTCCGTGAGGCGCTGACCAACCTCGCGGTCTGTCAGGTCGAGTGTGAGGGCGTCGAAGGTGACGACCTGGTGGCTCTAGCTGTGATGAACAAGTCCTGGAGACCTACTCTGATCGTGAGCACAGATGGGGATTTCTGGCAGCTCATCCGGGAAGGGGTCTGGATCTACGACCCCCGTAAAAAGATTCATCTGGGGCTGCCTGGGTTCTCCAGGGAGACAGGGTTTGACTCCCCGGAGCACCATCTGGCGTTCAAATGCCTCAAGGGTGATGCCGGGGATGGGGTCCCTCCTGTGATGAACAGACTCCAGGAGAAGAATGCCAAGATCTTGGCGAGGACGCTCACATTTCCTGAAGATATTACACGGATCACCGAGACGGCGATGGGGCTCGACTGCCAGGATCTCTGGGTGAAACACCCGGATGGTGATCTTGCCTGGCCGCTGCTTGCACGGAACTTCAGACTGGTCTCGTTGATCGCGGCAGTGATGATGCTCATCCCCCGAAGTT